AGATAAAAGTCATCTCTCACATAATTGGCACCATTTTTCTGGTCCAAACTACCCATGCCTCTAGAAGAAACACCCAATTTGCCACCTTCATCAATGATATTTTTAACGATCTTACCCATTGGGGTTTCCATAATTTTTGCTTCGCCAATGAAATTCTTACCATCTGGATACAATTCTGTAACCATATGAGATACACGCTCCAGATTAACAGTTGGGCCATCTGGATGACCTAACTCTCCATAAGCACGTTTTTCATTGATGAATTTCTTATTATATCTGCCAACTTCCTTTTCCAGAACCTCCATAGGATACACTCGACCATTACGGTTCTTAATGTCTGCTTGTAGAAAAATACCCTTAATCTTATAGTTTTTACCACCGTTCTCTTTTGCTTCGGTGATATATTCTACTTCTTCTACAGCTTCTGAAAATAATTTTACGGTGTTCATATGATATTATCCTAACCAGTTATGCTGTATAATTTTCATCTTTAACAAACTCAATCAATATAAAACCTGATGTACCTTGACAAGATAGTTCCATATCACCAGAGGTTGCGCCAGTATTTGTTGCATTAGATTTAATCAACCCAGCAGAACCATCATAATGTCCACTTCCAGCAAGGTCAATTAATGTTACATCTGAATCACCCTGTTCAATAATTGCAGCATGACCTGTATCATCATTAGCAGTTCCTTGTACTAAACCCCACCAAAGTCTTTTGATGTGTAATTTAGCTCCGTTTGCATGACCAGCTAAAGCACTTGCATCTAGGATAGCATTTGTTGCAGTTGTATCATCATCAATATTAACTAAGACAGTAACTATACCACCTACAGCGCCAGATACAGTTCCCATTGCAGTATCTCTTAATGTTCTAGTTGCAAAAGCCATCCTCTAACTCCTTAAATCGCTAACATTTCTTTTTCAAAATAATTCATAAGGTCTTTTTCCGATACCTTAAATTTTTTTGATACATCCTTTATAGTTTTCTCGAAAGTATTTAGGAAATCGGAAGGTTTAGAATCCATAATACCAAAAATTTGGTCAATAGCATCCTTCATCTTCGGAGATAGCTTCTTATACTGCCGAGATTTTCTATGTTCATCCTTTTCAACAACGGATGAACTATACACTTCTTCAAGTGTCAGCATCAGCTTCCTCTGATTCTGGGGATATATTCTTTACAAAATTTGATGAAATTTCTTTTCTTTTTGTTTCAAGAGCATCACCAACTTTTGTAGAAATAGAATTTTTAAAAGCGGCTTCCGCACCTATATTATTTCCTAATACCATTGAATCTACAAATTCTCTACTCATTATTTTTTTCCTTTCTTCACATGAAACTCTTTATCATCTTCTACTGGTTCTTCTTCGGGCGGTTCTTCTGCTGCATCAGGGTCTATACCAAGAGCCATTTTTGCTCTATCATCTGCTGGCATTTCTGGGTCTAATGGCATACCCATTTGATCAGTTGGAATTCTCTTAATACCATCCCCACCATCAGGTACAACAATTCCACCGTCCATTGGATCGATTTCTGTCTCTTTCTTAATCTGATCACGCATTTCTTGAATTTCTGAATCATTCATACGCAACACTTTCTTCAATACATATTCCTTACTAAAGAAAGTACCAATATAAGCTTCAACTGTCTGTAATTGATTAAGTCTATTTTCCAGAAGTTCTGCATCTTTTAATTCTGCAAAATGGCCGTCTGCAAGAAAATCATATTGAATATGTTCTTGAATTTCTGGCCAATCTTCTGGAGCAATTATTCCTTTAAGGAGAAGCTGGGTTTTGAGAATGTCAGTGAATAAGGGAGAGAATTTCTTCCGTATTCTTTGTACAAACTTTGTAAATTTAAGTTCATCTCTGGTAATTTCTGTGCTTCTGCCGAGACTGAATCCACTTTCGGATTCCAATCTTGAAATCGGCACGTTAAGTGAACGGTATAATTTTCTTTGAAAATAGGTGATGTCATCAATCTCTCCCAAATTAGAACCGCCGGGTAATGTAGTAATTTCTGTTCCTCTACCACCTTCTCGGCGTGGAAGCCAGAAATCTTCTAACATACTCATGTGATTTCGGTCATCACGAATCTCACCTGTAGTTGCATCGTACACAAGTTTATTGCGATAACGATTCATTACATCTTTAAGATATTGCTCTGCTTTTATCTTTGGAAGATTACCAACATCAATATAAAAGATGCGGCGTTCTGGAGCTCTTGATATACGATAGATAACAAGTGCATCTTCAATCATACGCAATTGATTAACAGGTTTAATTGCCTTATGTAAATAAGACATGACTCGACCACTATTACCATCAATCAAACCAGAAGGAACATAAGTAATAGAATCTGCTGATATCTTTATTCCTTGACCAGCCAGTCCCATCCCGGCGGGAGTTAATCCCTTTTCATTATATACAAAATATTCATTAACCTTTTCAGTCATTTCGACGCCAGTTTTGCTATCAACATCTTTTTTAACTTCTCTGACTTTTCTGATTTTGGTTGGATCAATATATCTTAGCTCAGTGATACCCCTTCTTGGATTTTTTGTATCAATAATCTTGTGATAAAAAATTCTACCGTCAACGTACCACCGCCTAAAAACGTCATGGCCCTTGCGTTCAAAATTTAGAAGCCGTAAAACTTCATCAAATTCTGCACGAATTTTTCTTTTAATTTTATCGGGGTAATGTAAACGATCCAAAGAAACTTCTATTGCTTGATCGTTTTGATTAGAAACAATACCTTCATTCACAATATCTTCAACAGCAGTGTCACATTCTGCCTGCTGAGCAATATCACGATATCTCCGAATTAAATCTAAATCGGATCGTTCTCTACCATCTGTGTCAAGAATTTGCCCAAAAAAACCACCACCGGCAACGTCGATAGTGCCATCATCAGGAGTTGGGGTGGAGAATGATCTTTCCCCACCCTTATCCTTATTTGATCTTTGGATACTAAATCCAAAAAGTTCTGCCATAATAACTCCTACTAGTGTATGTAGACTATTTAGTAGGTATCAAATTAGAAGTTGACGCCTGAAGCCTCAAAATGTTGATATCTCCAAGTTACGTCAAAAGTCTCCATAGCACCAGCAGCTTCATTTGTGAGTTCAATAGCAGAAACTGATGTTGGCCAGGCACTTCTAAAGATATAACTTTTTAGAACCGTATCATCACGATCTAAATGTTCTACGATTAGATCAGTTTGATAATCCGCTGGAGAAATAACTCCTGTTCCTGCAGCAAGATCGTTGATACCATTAGACCACCGTTCCATCGCATTACGGATCATGAAATCCGTATCATTAATAAAAGAGGTACTCCAAGTATCATCAAAACTCCTGTCTCCAGCGATATAAATTGATCTTCCACGAAACGGAATTGCAATTTCTGCCAAAGTTTGAGCAGGAAGATTTGATGCAGTTACCAGAAAAGAAGTTCTACGAACATCAAGTCCAATTGCAATGCCAGGGGGTGGAGTAATTGTCACCCGATACTGATTGGCACGAGCACCACCACCGATTAGATTAGCTTTAAAGTCATCTATTGCAGCCATGATTAACCTCCTACCTCACTAAACGATACACCAGTTCGAACGGCGATAAAGTTTAGTGTAATGAAGTTAATTGACCGAGCGGGTTTAATGTAGATGTCTCCAATAAACTCATTTCGATCAATAACCTCACCTGTGTTATTTGTGCTGTCACATACGACCTTAAAGTCAAAAATACCTCGGCGTCCCTGTACATCTCGCAAGAATGGTTCAACCATATTACGGAACTGAGCCCGTGTAAACTCATCGTTGAACTCAAAGAGCATGTACTTTGCAGCAGTTGCGATTGCCTTTTCAAGAACCAAGAACAACCTACGCACGTTAATGCGGTCAAAAGCACTTGGTTTCGCAAGAGAAGTCTTGTCACCAAAAAGAACCACACCTTGGCCTGGGAAATTGACTACTGGATTAACCCTCGCCTGATAAAGAATATCTCTAGCTGCCTTATCTGGATTGAAGGACAATTTAATTGCGCCCCTTACATTACCCCGATTATAACCAGCGGGAGAGAACCAAGGATCAGCAACACCATCTGTGTATGCACAAAGTCCGGCAGTATCGCCACACATGGGAACATACCGATATACATCATTGTATTTGTCATACATGTATTTGTATGAACTATCGAATACCATGTAAGATGATGCAGGACAAAGGTCAAATGCAGTCTTTACATTATTGATTGCCCTAGCAGCAGTTGCCGAAGAAGTTGCAACACCAACTGTCGCAGAACGATATGGAGAAACAAATCCCACACAATCCTTACGAACTTCAACAAGGTCTGTAATCATTGTTACATGAGTGTCTTGAGTAGCAGCTGTATCACCAGCACCACCACCTTTACCACCAATTACTAGATTGATGTCATGTAATTCTGTATCAGCAAACTTGTCATATGCAAGTGTCAGTTCACCAGCAGAAACAGCATAATCATCTGTTCCACCTGTAAGTGAATCAATTGTGATTGGATGCAAAACTGTATAAGTAGAAGTTGTATCTGTACCCCAGTTTGTACCACCAGAAACATGATCCGTCCAGTAGATATAATTTGATTCTCTGAAAATTACGTCTGCATAATAATTGCTACTACCCTGAGAATCTCTGGCTACTGAACTTTTTGACACATTTGCATAGGTTTCTATTACACTAGAA